TCACATGCCTTGTTCAGATGATGATAAGTTAGTTTATAATATTAAGGAACTACCCGAAGTATTCAATGTAGAGCCAGTTGATCTGTTTATAGTTGAGACACTAGCTGGTACTAGTATTGTTGCTTTTGAGAATATTAATATTGATATTTCACAAACAACATTTGAAGCACCGTTTGAACAGCACACGACAGATATTCTGGAGTTATCTGCGAAGTTAGGTTTAGTAGAGGATCTAGTATTACAAGATGATGATAATGAACCGGTATCCATAGACACTATAGTGTCGAGCGTCGTGTCTGCTATTTACCCTGTAGGATCTATCTATATTACACTTAATGCGAGTAACCCTTTCACTATTTTAGGTGTAGGTGGTTGGACAAAAGTTTCAAAAGGTAGATTTTTAGTAGGGCAGGGCACTGGAAGTGATGGTACTGACAGTTTGAATGTATCTAATACTGGTAATGATAGTGGTGTCGGTAAGTACAAACACACTCTAACAGAGGGTCAGATGCCTAACCATAGTCACGCAGTAACAACCGGTGGTATGGCCGGTGGGATCGTAGGACCCACACAAGGTGGTAATCACAGTGAGGGTGGTGCCGCCGGGAGCCGTCAAGGTGGAACAGCTCAAAGTAAAGGTGGTAACCAACCGCATAATAATATACCACCATTCTTTGGTGCTTATATCTGGCAACGTACCAGCTAGTAGTTACATCCTAAGATCCCCAATATCAAAATCTTTTTTAAGAGCGTCTTCTAGGCTCTGCTCTTGATCGAGTGCTACTTTTTGAGCCTCAACGAGAGTTTCAAGTTCGTTAATATTATCTGGATGTAAGATAGAGTGTTCATCACCATACATTCCGCCATCGTCTGTTACATACTCACTAATAATACTAGTACGACTCTGATGATTTGATGGTAACTTAATTATTGCTGGTGAATCATCTTTTGGAAAGAACACATCAGCGTGTACGTTTGTATAGTATTGCTGATATAATGCTTCAAAAATATTATCTACTTCCTTAATGTGATCAATATCAGTGTCTCTTGTACCGTCATCAACTACAGGAATATTTTCGTCAAACCTACACAAAAAGATAATATCTAGAAAGCGCATTGACTCCTTTACTTCGTTGATTTGATTTTGAATATAATCATTATCAAACCCATCGTAACCTTTACTATTACACCACATCGAGTATGCAAGAGCATCCAGGGGACATCTATCATATATAATATTATCGTCTACTGTTTTAGTTTTATCCTTTACTTGATCTAGCATAAACTCAATAATTTTATCTTGAGTTTTAGTAGAGGATTTAGAGGAGTGTTCTAGTTTTTCTTTAACAATAATATCTCTATATGTTTTTTTAGGTGTTTCATATGTTGACCACTTCTCTAAAAAACTTTTAATAAGTGTAGTTTTACCTGTATTTGATGTACCACTGATTGCAATTCTCATGTCTATCTATTTATACTTAAGCTTAAATACTTCAACTATACACGTAATGCCATATCCCATAATAGTAGATGTAATCGTGGAGAAAAGTTAACATGCATTGCTTTAGCATACTCAGCTACTGCTTCAGCATTCGCGATATGTTCTTCACGTGAACCTGCACATGGCATAAACCACACCCTATTAAGTGATATATTAATACTCTCATCATCTTGAATATACTTCCTCCAAATCTCTTCAATATCTTCTGCATGTGTAATTACGAACTTAAATCCTGAGTTATGATCTCTATGCCATTTAAGGACCTCTGGCTTATATGTCTTTTCTTCTGGATCACCATTTGTTGTAAGTTTAGGTGATGTAGTAAACGTAGCATAGTATTTACTTACCCACTCTTCATCAGGTTGAATAGTAGCATTAGTCTCAAAGTCAATACGAGGTAGAAAGCTATACTTCTCAATAAATGCATCAGTAAACTTCATCAACTGCTTCTGCCTTACCATAGGCTCTCCACCAGTATACTTAAAGATGGCTCCCTTTCTGAGATGTTCAATGTAATTACCAGCCTCTAACAACTTAAACATCTCGTTAAATGTAACTCTATTCTTCTTAGACCACGATATAAATGAATCACAACCAAAAGGTGCATCCTCCGAAATAAAGCCCTTACATGTTAAGTTGCAGCCGAATAGTCTAAGAAAGACAGATGGTTTACCGATGTATTCACCCTCACCTTCAACAGTATAAAATAACTCAGGTACTCCATTCTCACCTGCCATTAGTAGACATTCTTTATCACAATCTATCATATTATAATATTATAACATGCAATTTACTAATATCAACATAAATACTGTTAATGGCAAAAAAAACTTCGCGTACGCGTCGGGAGATTGACGATATTGATCTCGAAGAATCATTTAATAACAACTGGCTACTAAATTTTAATATAAGGAAACCATTTTACTTTAATAAATTACAAACAGAATTTTATCATAAGTGTAGAGATAAGGATACACATATGGTATTTGTTGACGGGCCCGCCGGTTCTATGAAGACGTATATTGCAGTGTACACTGCTCTAGAACAGATACGTGATGAAGTATTTGATAAACTTATTTATATTAGATCGGTTGCCGAGTCTGCTGAGAAGTCTCTAGGAGCTCTACCAGGTGAAGTAGATGATAAGTTCTCACCCTATGCCGCTCCCCTTATAGAGAAGGTCAGAGAAATAACAAGTGTATCTACATCACAAATGTTAATGCATAAAGGTTTAATTGAAGCAATACCTGTTAACTTCGTACGAGGTCTTACCTTTAATAAGTCAATAGTAATAGTAGATGAAGCTCAAAACATGACAAAGGGTGAATTAACTACTATCTTAACAAGATTTGGAAGAGGTAGTAGATATATTATATGCGGTGACGGTAACCAATCTGATATTAGTAGATCTGGCTTTGATGAAGTAATAGAGAGGTTCGATAACCAAGAATGCGTGGATAATAATATCCACGCATTCGAGTTTGGTAATAGTGAGATTGTTAGATCTAAAATATTACGTCATATCTGTAAGATGTTAGATGCCTAACCCCAAGTAGTTCCTTCAAACCAGTTACCTTTTGTTTTAGTACTGTTACCAGGTAGATCAGGTAAGCCTTTTGAAGGCTTCTTCTTAGGGACATCCTTGGCTTTAACGACCTTTGGCTTAGATGTAGTAACTTTCGTCTGCTCTAACGCTTGAGTAGTCGTTGATATATCTTTTACTACCTCATTACTACAATCACTATAAGTAGCTGAGTTATCTTCGTGTTCAAACACCTCAACCTTCTCAACCCAACATCTATCCTTTGTATGAAACTTTATAAAGTCATTTGCTTGTTTATAAACAGCCTCAGCTACACGTTCAATACCTACACCATCTTCAAATACTCTTAATTGTACTAGTCCTTTCTTATCAAGCTCTTTAAACGTTTCAAGCTCAGGGTCATCTAAGGCTACTGTTGTAGTATGATCAAACAGTTCTTTAAGATGCTGCTTAAGTTCTTTTAGACCACCGAAGTCTACACACCAGTTTTTTTCATCTAGTTCATTACAACCAAACCATAATTTAGCTTTAAGTTGATACCCATGTAAATATTGACAATGGCTGTGTGTTGCTCTCCACTGTCTAAATGCACATGAGCCTAGTTCGACTACTTTTGTAGATTGATATTTACTCATGTATTAATGATAACCTCAAAAATACTTAAATCAACTGTAAATGTGCAACTTTATAATAATTATAATATACAGACCAATAGAGATCAGTGTTTAGGTCTTTCTCCCCCGTCCCTACAGTCCATTTATTCTAGCTAGACATTGATTGCAAGTGTTTCAGCAAACTTTTTTGACTTTTTTTGGATTCTTTAAATAATTCCTCAACTTGACTCTTTGAAAATCTAAATCCATCCATTGAGACTCTACCATCTTTCTGCACTTTTACTTTTTGCTTAAACTTTGCTAAAAACTCTTTATCAAAACCTTCCATTTCATCACGATTTAGTGGTTCTACTGCACCTATTTCAGCTTGCTTTGCTCCACTACCTACTGACAATCTCTTTGTTAGATTAAATGCTCTCTTTGTATCACTATCATCTCCTACAGGCCTTTTTACAGCCGGCTCTTCTTTAGGTTTATCAGCTATATCTTTTTCAGATTCTGATTCTACATCTAATATCTCACCATTTGAGAATTTTATCTTTTTAATTGACCATTCTTCTTTTGAAATACCTCCTTTATCTGTTCTATATGCTTCAATAGATGCAGTAAGATCTTTGTTGGTAGCTACCTCAGTCACCTTAATATTGATAATTTGAGACATTCTATTGGAGCCTTTTTTTGTATTTAAAATCTTTAAGCTCGTATACTTAGACTTAACTTCAGGCTTCCTAAAATAATCCTTAATTGATTCTGCAGGTGATGCAAATGTATTTTGCAAAGCTGATCCAACCTTATCAGCTGCGGCCGCAGCTACTTTTACAGCTGTTGGTGATATTGCCTTCGCTACAGTAGTAGCTACCTGACCAGCGCCACGAGCCAGCTGCTTAAGTAGGTTAGTACCAAAGCCCTCAACAAGTAATTCTCTCTGAGATAATTTTTTCATATACTTTATTATTTAGTCTTGATGTCTCTATTTTATATGTTATAATAATATATATGGAAAATCAAAACAAAGACACC